TCTGGACTATGGAGTGGTCGCAGTGCAGAAACAATTCATCGGTTCCATGCACTATGAGGTCTATACAAGAGACTTTGGAACTCAAACGGGCACTTATATCTGCACTTTAGACAATTATCATCAAGATGTAGACGCAATTGACTACTCTACGAGTGAACAACCTGCGGAACATAAGTCTCATAACCTGATTGAACTTGATAATGGGCAGTTTTGTCTCTATCCTAACAATAGAATGAGGATTTACGACAACAGTATTACTCCAGAGACACCAAAAATGCCTGACTTTAAGGTTTCAACAGTGTATTATCAAGTTGAAAACGGTCATGATCGTGATGGATTGGGTAATGAAGAGAATTATTTCTGGAAAACAGCGAAAGAAAGATCATTTGGTGACGTTGGAGTCGGAAATACTGCGATAGATGGGAATATACAAATTACTATTGATCCACAATTAGGATAAGTGTTACACAACTCACATAAATAAAGTGAGTAAACTCTTATTAAATGTACGGACAACGAGTCTCAAGGTCATTTAAAGACATAAGTTTGTCTTTTGACCCTCATCCAGTCACAAAAGATCTTCCCGTTCTAAAAAATGTGAACGCAATTCGTCGTTCTGTTCGTAATTTAGTGCAAACAATTCCTGGTGAACGATTTTTTAACTCACTTTTGGGTTCATCAGTGTATGAAAGTCTATTTGACTTATATGATTTTGGTGTTTCTACTCTAATAGAGCAGGAAATACTTGCAACTTTAGAAAACTTTGAACCAAGAGTCGCTAATGTTAGCGTTCAAGTCGAACCTAGACCTGATCGTAATAATATAAACATTACGATCTTCTTTGATATTGTAGGACAAGAGTTACCACCTCAAGAATTCTCATTCATCTTAGAAGCAACTCGATAATATGCCTTTTACAAAGTTTACAAACCTAGATTTTGATCAAATCAAAACCCAAATTAAGAGTTATTTACGAGCAAACTCTGATTTTAAGGACTTCGACTTTGATGGATCAAACTTTTCAGTCTTAATTGATACTCTCGCATATAATACTTACATAACTGCGTTCAACTCAAACATGGTTGTGAATGAATCTTTCCTAGATTCGGCAACTTTGAGAGAAAACGTGGTTTCTTTAGCAAGAAATATAGGATATGTACCACGTTCAAGGTCTGCAGCAAAGGCAATTATTAGTTTTTCAATAGAAACTACTGCTAATACACCTACATTGACTCTATCAGCAGGTCTAGTATGCATAGGAGCGTCTGAGAATAGCACAATTATGTTCTCGATACCATCTAGTATCACTACTACAGTGGTAAATGGTGTCGCTAACTTTGAAAATATTGAAGTTTTTCAAGGAACTTTCTTAAGAAAGCAGTTTTTAGTCGATGGATCACTCGATCAACGCTTTTTGCTTGATAATTCCTTCATAGACAGTTCAACAATCGTAGTAAAAGTCAAAGGTTTATCAGATACAAACACTTTAGGTAGGGAATATTCACTTGCAAGCAATATTTTAAACATTGATTCAACGTCAGAGACATATTTAATACAAGAGGTGCAGGATGAGAAGTACGAATTGCTGTTTGGTGATGGATATTTTGGTAAAAAACTCGAAAATGGTGCAGTAATTACTGCAACTTACATAATTACTGATGGAAAATCGGGAAATGGGTCTGCTAACTTCTCATATGCAGGAAGAGTTGTTGATTCTAACGATAATCCTGTTGTTCCAACTAATAATATCATCATAACTACTCAAGAACCTGCAGCAAATGGTGGTGATATTGAGAGTATTGACTCAATTAAGTATTTTGCACCTAGAATATATGCCTCACAGTACCGTGCAGTGACCGCCAGAGACTATGAAGCGATAATACAGTCTATTTACCCTAATACAGAGTCTGTAGCGGTTGTAGGGGGCGAGGAACTCGATCCACCGCAGTTTGGTCAAGTGCTTATAAGCATTAAACCAAAGAATGGTGACTATGTTTCTGACTTTGATAAGCAAAATATTCAGTCAAAACTAAAAAATTACTCATTATCAGGAATAAATCAAAAAATTATTGATTTGAAGGTATTATATGTTGAAGTTGATAGTGCAGTATACTATAATAGTTCGCAAGTATCAAATGTTAATGAGGTAAAAAGTAAAGTAATAAATGTTCTAAACACATTCTCTACATCTAACATTAATAAATTTGGTGGTAGATTCAAATATAGTAAATTAGGTCAAATTATTGATGGTGCCGACACATCAATTACATCAAACATCACTAGAGTGATTATTAGACGTAATATGAAGGTATTACTAAATCAATCAGCACAATATGAAATATGTTATGGAAATTCATTTAAGAAAAACTCTGAAGGATTCAACATTAAAAGCACAGGATTTACATTAGCAGGTCAAACAGGAACTTTATACTTCACTGATGTACCAGATGCTACTGGTGATATGGGTGTTCTTTCTGTTGTAAGACAATCTGCGGATACAAATGAATATACCGTGATAGTTAAGTCTGCTGGATCAGTTGATTATAAGAAAGGTGAAATTTTAGTTAATACATTGACTATTACTTCAACTGTAAAACCAAATAATATTATTGAAATACAAGCGTTTCCAGATTCAAATGACGTAATTGGACTAAAAGACTTATATTTAAGTTTTTCTGTTGCAGATAGTACAATAAATATGATTAAGGATACAATTTCATCTGGAGAGCAGATATCTGGTGTCGGATATAAGACAACATCAAGTTATTTGAATGGAAGTCTGAAGAGAGGTGATACATCAACAGCAGTTGCTTCAGTATCAACCACAACTACTACATCATCGTCAACTACAACAAGCACTAGCTCAGGCACACCATCGTCTGGAGGCGGATACTAAGAAATGATACAAACTGGTTTTGAGAAACGAGTACAGGTTCAGCAAATACTAGCGAATCAACTCCCTGACTTCATTCGGGCAGAGAGTCCAAAGACGCTCGACTTCTTAAAACAATATTACATTTCTCAAGAGCACCAATCAGGTGCTACAGATCTTGCAGATAACCTTGACCAGTACATAAAACTAGATAATTTGACTCCAGAGGTAATATCTGGTAAAACTACATTATATTCAGGCATATCATCCTCTACAGACAGTGTACAAGTTTATTCAACTAAGGGATTTCCCTCTCAATATGGATTATTCAAAATTGGTGATGAAATATGCACTTATACTGGGATTAATACTAACACCTTCACAGGTGTTGTTAGGGGTTTTAGTGGTATTTCGAGTTACAGAACAAATCTTGATTCGGAAGAACTACTTTTTGAAGAAACAAACCAAGTAGAGCATGAAGCAGGTAGTGATGTTGTTAATTTAAGTGTTAATTTCCTTAAAGAGTTTTATAGGAAGTTAAAATACACTTTTACACCAGGTTTAGAGAATGTTGATTTTGTAGAAGATCTTGATGTAAATAATTTTGTTAAAGAAGCAAGGTCATTCTATGAAGCGAAGGGAACTGAAGAGTCATTTAAGATTTTATTCAAAGTATTATTTGGTGAAGTTCCAAAAGTTATAGATTTAGAGCAATATTTACCAAAACCATCTTCAGCAGAGTTTTTAAGAAGAGAAATTGTTGTTGCAGAAAGAATTTCTGGAGATCCTGATAAATTAGTTGGTCAAACAATTAGAAAAGCATCAGATTTAGATACACAGGCATCAGTTTCAGAGGTTGAGATATTTACGAGGTCGGGAATCAGCACATATTTCAAGTTAGGTTTATTTGTTGGGTTTGATGATAGAGATTTAATTGAAGGAACATTTGAAATACAACCTAAAACTGCAAACATTAATCCTGTATCAGTTGGATCATCAGTTATCACTGTAGACAGCACTGTAGGGTTTGGAACAACAGGAACTTTACTATCTGGTGATAATATAATCACATATTCATCAAAATCTATCAATCAATTCTTAGGTTGTGTTGGTGTCGATAATGCAATGGATGTAAAATCACCAATAAGGACAAATGATGTATTTTTTGGTTATGAAGATGGGGATTTAACAAAAAAGGTAGAAATAAGAATTACTGGAGTCTTATCTGACGTTGAAACAATAGGAGATGTATCATCAGTATCTGAAGGAGAAAAAATATATGTTAAAAATGTTGGTGAAAAGATAAAAAATCCAGAATTTGATAAAACTCAAAAACAAATATTTGCTAATTCTTGGATTTATAATACAAGTTCTAGATTTTTTGTTGATAATACAAATAATGGTTTTAATTTAAAAACCACCCCCGATCCATCTGCGTTAAAGGTTGGTGATATTGTTGATGTGCTTCTAGGAGCGTCTGAGACTGTTGCTTTTGCAGATGCGACAGTTCAGACTATAAATGGTAAACAAGTCACTCTGGGTGGTTTAAGTGGGTCTCCTTCAGCGACTACAGAGTATTCTATACGGAGAAAATTAGAAACAGTTAATAGTAGTGGTGCACCTTTAGTCTATGGAAATGATTTGATCACCTCAGATATTCAGAATTTATACACAGAAAAGGAAAACTGTTTTTATGTTGCTGCTAGTTCACTTCCATCATATACGTTAACTAAAAATCTTGATCAAGCGATTATAACATCTCTTGTATCCACAAACTTACAAGAATTTGATACCAATAAACTTAAGTTCAGCGTAATAGTCTTTAATAGTGATGTTCCATTCAAAACTGGAGAAGAGGTAATTTATAATGCAGAGAATAATACCCTTGACGGATTAGAAGATGGAGTTTCATATTTTGTTAAAGTTCTATCAGATAAGAAAAAAGTTCAATTATATAGATCTAGATCTTTAATTGATTCTGATAATTCAATATCACCAACTCGTGAATATTTTTCTGCACCCTCATCATCAGGGTTTCACAAGTTTACTCTAGTCTCACAAAAAACTCAATTTATCCATCCCCAAAACTTATTACGAAAATTTCCATACTCCCTTGATATAAAAACAGGAAATAATACTGTAACAGCACCAGGTGCTCTTGGAATGCTTGTGAATGGTGTAGAGGTTATAAACTATAAGTCTGAGGACAAAGTTTACTACGGACCGCTAGAGAGCATTAGAGTGTTTAATGGTGGAACTAACTTTGATGTTATCAATTTACCTTCTGTGACTGTTGAAGCAGGTTTAACCACTGCGTTAGTTCAACCGATAGTAAAAGGCACACTCACAGAGGTTTATGTAGATCCTCAAGATTTTGATATAAAAAAGGTATCATCAGTAACAATTACAGGTGGTAATTCTACAGGAGCTTTGCTTAATGCTCAATTAGAGGAGCGACATAGAACACTTTCATTCGATGGAAGACAGAATACAGTTGGTGGTGGTGTTGATGTAACAAATGATAATATTACTTTTCTTCAAAATCATAATTTAATTAGTGGTGATGAATTAATTTACAATAGAAATGGTAATACTGCGATAGGAGTTGGTATTCGCACAACCGCTTACCAAGATGGAATTAATTTAATTACTGGTTTAACCCTTAATAATGGATCGGTTTATGTTGCAGAGGTTGTAAATAACAAAACAATTAATCTATATGAAACTCAAGCAGACTATTCTGCAGGTATCAATACCGTTGGTTTCACAACTGCAGAAACATCTGGTACACATAAATTCAGGACAAAGAAGGCAAATAACACTATTTCAAAAATTTCTGTAATAAATGCAGGTACTGAATTTGAAAATCGTAAATTAATTGTTCAACCTACAGGAATTAGCACTGCACATGATACAATTTTCTTCAAAAATCATGGTTTTAATGATGGTGAATTAATTACTTATAGCACTGACGGAACAGTTATTGGTGGTTTAGACACTAACTTACAATATAAAGTAATTAAATTAAATGAGAATGAGTTTAGATTAGCAAATGCAGGTGCTGCTGGAACAATTTCTGCAAATTATGATAGAAATAATTATGTAAATATAGTTTCCATAGGAAGTAGTGAGCAGTTTTTTGCATATCCACCAATAAATGTAACAGTAAATGCAGATATTATTGGAGGAGTTGGAGTAATTACTGCAACACCTGTTATAAAAGGATATATTTCTGACGTTTATTTGTACAATAATGGAACTGGATATGGTTCTACAACCATTAATTTTCATAAAAAACCAACAATTACTGTAAAAACTGGTAAAGGTGCAGAATTAAAACCAATAATTGACGGTGGTAGAATAGTAAATGTTCAAGTTACGAATACTGGAAGCGAGTATACTTCACCCCCCGACTTAGAAGTTGTTGGTATTGGTTCAGGAACAGGTGCAAAATTAAGAGCAGTAATTGAAAACCAAAAGGTAACAGACGTTGTTGTATTGAACACTGGTATTGGATACACTGCTGCTACAACTACAATCAAAGTAATATCAAAAGGTTCTAATTCTAAGTTAGAAGCGTCTGTAAGACACCTTTCACTTAACAACCATGAAAGACATGGGGATGAGATATTACGGGACACAGAGAGTGGTTTACAGTATGGTATGGTTGGATATACAACTGCTATAGGTCTATCAGATTTTGGTGATGATAGTATCAACCATTCGCCAATAATAGGTTGGGCATATGATGGTAATCCAATTTATGGACCATATGCTTACGATGATCCTTCAGATTCAAACTCACAGATAAGAAATCTTACCACTAGTTACGCTTTATCACCATCTGATGTTACAGACAGACCATCTGGATTTACAAATGGTTTCTTTGTAGATGACTACAAGTTTGATAATTCAGGAGATTTGGATAAGCATAATGGTAGATTTGGTAAAACTCCTGAGTATCCGAATGGTGTTTATGCATATTTCGTAGGAATTAATACTAATAATCAATCTGCAGTATTTCCATACTTTATAGGTAATACTTATAGATCAAAATTAATTGATCAGGTTTTTGATCAAACATTTGATTTTAATAATTCAGATTTGATAAGAAATACCCTACCATACGCTGTAGGAGATTCTGGATCTGATAATGATTTTATAAATGAACCAAATGAAATACTACTACAGAGTTCTACTATTGAGTCTGTAAGTAAAGGATCTGTAAAATCATTTGATATACATGAAGCAGGTCAAGGTTATAAAGTAGGTGATTTAGTTAAATTTGATAATACAGGTACAAATGGTGGTGGTATAAGTGCATCAGTGGGATCAGTAACAGGAAAAACTGTAGAAAATTTAGCAACAATAAAAGAGGATTATCAGAGTGCAAAATTAATTTGGAAGAAATCAGGAGAGATTTCTGTACATACAAATAGTCCACATACTTTACTAGACAATGATACTGTAGTAATTTCAGGAATATCTACATTTATTGCGAAATTAAACGGGGAACATGTAATTGGAGTCTCTTCAGAAAAAACTAAACTTATTGCAGATACTCCAGCGATTACTGCAGCAGGTATAGTGACTGATGTATTTGTCTCAAATGTTCCAAACATTTCTGTAGGGTCAACAATTGGAATAGGCACAGCAAGACTAACCGTCTTAAATGTATTTCCTGATAGAAGAGTAATTCGTGCAAGAACTGAACATACTGCTGGAATCCATACAGCATCAACAGAGATAGTAGAAATTACTGATAAATTTACAGTTCCACTAACAACACCTTTCTTTGAATCAAAATTAGATGATAAGATATTCTTCAATCCAAATCAGGAACTTGGAATTGGAACAGTATCTGGTCAAAGTGGAATATCCACAATAGTAATCGGTAATATTCCTATCCCAACTTCAATTCCAAATCAAAGTATATTCATACCTAATCATCCATTTACACAAAATCAACAAGTTACTTTAACGAAAGGTGGTAGTACACGTATTGTTGTATCAAACACTGGTGATAGTGCAACTTTCAATATTCCTGAATCTGGTGAAACACAAACTTTATTTGTAATTAATAAATCTGATAATTTGATAGGTTTGACTACTCAGGTAGGTTTAACCACCAGCACTGATGGTTTGTTCTTCAGATCATTCAGTTCTAATAATAATGATACTGACTTCATATATTCAATTGAATCTAATTTTTCACAAGAAACTGCTAGAATTGAAAAAATTAAATCTACTATATCAATATCAACTGACCATGGACTTGAAAATGGTGATATAGTTAATTTAACAGTAAAACCTAAACAGTCTCTAGGGATAGGGTCATCTGAATCTATACTACTTAAGTATAATTCGGGAAATGATAAAATATTAGTAAATCCAATATCATTTGGATCTACATCTGTAAATTTAACTAAAAATGAATTTGAGTTAACATCTCATGGATTTGAAACAGGAGAGAAGGTATTCTACGATTCTGGTAATTTTATAAGTGGTTTAGGAACTGGATCATACTTTGTTCATAGAGTTGATGATAATAAATTTAATCTTTCTTTAACTAGAAAAGATAGTTTGACTGAACCTCCACTTATCGTAGATCTTAAATCACAGGGTTCATTGCATGAAATTAGTGCTATTAATCCTATCATTCATGTTATTAAAAATAATAACTTAGTTTTCAATACAGGAGATGCCTCACTCAGCGGATATAATTTAAAAATATTCTATGATAGAGAATTTAATAATGAATTAGTTTCAATTGGATCAACAATTAACTTTAGTGTTATTAGTGCTGGTAGCACAACAACTCTATACTATGATGATGCTTTACCTACTAAGGTTTATTATTCATTAGAAAAAGCAGGATTTATAAGCACTGCTGATACTGATGTAAGGAATTATTCTGAGATTATATTTGAGGATAGTAGTTATAATGGTTCGTATACCATCTCTGGGGTAGGTGCAACAACGTTTGATATCTCTGTTAGTGAATCACCAGAGCAGTTATCGTATGTTAAAACAACTGCAGATTTATCTTACACGACTAAATCATATGCAGCAGAGGGTGGAGTTGGTTCATTGAACCTTTCATTTGGTGGTGCAAACTACAAAAAACTACCTGAGTTTGTAAGTATCGCATCAACTAATGGAATTAATGCAGATATAATTCCTGTATCAGAAACAGTTGGTAGAATTAATGAGTTTACGATTAATGATCAAGGTTTTGACTTCTCCGCAGATAAGACATTAAACCCAGAGGTTTACATATCACCCAATATTACTGTTGTAGATAGAAATGAAATAGTAGATATAGAAATAGTTGATGGCGGTAAAGGTTATAGCTCACCTCCAGATTTATCACTTGTAAATCCAGAGACTGGAACAAAATATGATACAGGTGTATTAAAAGCAAAAATACAAGGTGCAGCGATTAGTGAAATCGAAATATTAGAAACACCTGTTGGTCTCAATGAAGTTACTAATTTGGTTTTTGCTGAAAACAATGATAATGGTATTGGTATTAATAGTTGCTTTACCAACACTGCAGGTATAGTTACTTGTTTCCTAGCAACACCAATATCTGGATTTACTGCAGCACCATTTGCTGTAGGTGATAAAGTTTTCGTTGAGGGAATAGTTAATATTGACGACAGTAATCCAAATACACCAGGTGATGGGTTTAATTCTGCAGATAACAAATATAATTTTTATGATGTAATTTCATATTCAAACACAAATCCAGCAAAATTAGTATTTGACGCATCAAAATTCGTAACAACAAATCCTGGTATCGCTGTTACATCACAAAATTCTTTTGCATCTATCGTTAAGAAGACTAATTACCCAATCTTTAGAGTAACACAAAAACCTAAAGCGTTCTTAGTAGGTGAAAAGATATTTACAAAAGTGGGAACTAGTTTTATTGAGAGAGATTTGGTTATCACTGAAAATTTAAATGATACAGTAAAAGTATTTGGAACATATGAACTAAAAGTTGGTGATCAAATATTTGGTCAAAATTCAGGAACTCTTGCTACAATTAAGATATTCAAAGACAATAGGGCGATATTTAAAGTTGATTATTCATTAAGAAAAGACACTGGGTGGTCAAATGATACTGGTAAATTAAATTTAGATTATCAAGTGTTACCTGATAATGATTACTATCAGAATTTATCATATACAATCAAGAGTAGTCAAACATATGATAAACTATCATCAACCGTAAATGGATTGGTTCATCCAACAGGATTGAAGAATTTTTCTGATACTGGTATCACCAATGTAAGTAAAGTATCAATAGGATCAAGTTTAGAATCAACTAGCACCGCCACATTAGATATTATAACTGAAAATAGAGTTGATACACTTAATTTCTTTGATCTAGGTATAGATGTTGATGCTTTACCAGATGACCTCAATCCAACTAAATCTAAATTTATTAAATTTAACAACAAAAAGTTATCAGATTTTATCAATTGTATTAGTAATAGAGTATTATCAATTGATGATATCAGTTCACAATTCTCTAACGCTGGTGGATCTGAATCAGAATTATTTGTAGATGCTCACGACTACAATTTGTTAGATGGATACTCTAGATTTTTAGTTCAAGTTATTGATCCAGCAGGTAGTGAGAGACAGGCAACAGAGATAATAACATTACCATCTCCAACAGGAGATATTATAACCTTTGAGAAGGGATCTCTTGATAATAGGTCTGATCGCCAAATTGCAAATATAGAGGGTGATTTAACTGATAATACTTTAAGTCTTAGATTTACACCATTTGAAAAGTTTAATACTGATTATGATTTAAAAATTATTAAAAATAAATTTACATCATCAGGCATTGGATCTACCTCAATAACAGTAGGTTTTGTTGATTTAATATCATCTAATCAAATAATTAGTGCAGGATCTACAAATAACTTACTCTACAGAGAGGTAGCAAAAACTGAATCTCTATTTGTAAATGCTGAAATATTAAATGCGACCACTAATGAAAGAACTTATGCTGAAATATTCATAGATCATGATAATACTAATACCTTTGCATCAGAGTTTTACTTTGATAATGATGCAAATGATTCAATATCTGATAGATTTATTGGAACATTTACTTCAAGTATAAGTTCTGGGATATTAACACTTGATTATATAAACACCGATCCTAATGATGTTACTGTAAGGACTAAGATAGTTGGATTTGGAACAACTGCTTCAGGGATTGGAACTCATACATTCAAAGCATCTGGACAACCAGATTCTTCAGTCAATTCTGCTAGATTGCAAACAAACTATGTAAGCATCGCTTCTACTGGAACTGTTTTCAGTGTAGGAAAATCTGATGTTACAACTGTTAAGGCAATCGCTAAGGTAGGATATGGTAATAGTTCTGCACTACATCAATTCCTTATAATTAATGATACTACCGACTCATATATCACCCAATATCCATTTTTACCAGTTGGAACTGGAAATACCACAGGTATTGGAACATTTGGATCTGAATTTAATGGATCTAATCTTGATATTAAGTTTTTCCCAGATGCAGGTATATCAAACGTCACTGTTCAGACACATAGTGAAATTATTCAAACTACATCTGATTTAGTTAATATCCCTGATGCATTATCGTATGGAACTATAAGGGAAGAGGTGATCACTGCTGGTTACAACGCCAGAAATGGAAATAGAGTTAACAGAACTGACTTTGATATCAAACATGAGGGTGTTCCGATATTCCAGAAAACTTTTGATCCAACCACAGCATTAGATGTATCAACAAACATATTCAATGTACCAGATCATTTCTTCAATACTGGTGAAAAACTAACTTACGCATTTGGATCTACTTTCTCAGGTGTTACAGCAACTAGTATACAAACAGGAGGAAGTAATATTCCAACCACTGTATATGCGATCAAGACTGGATCTGATGAATTTAAACTAGCGACAACAAGAAACAATGCCCTTGCTGGAACTGCTATCAATTTCTCATCTGCTGGTGCTGGTAACGCACATACCCTTACAATGGATAAGAAACTATCCAAAGCAATTATTTCAATTGATGGTGTTGCTCAGAGTCCAATAGCATTTACTAAGTTATCATATACCTTACAAGATAATTATGGATCTGTGGGTGCAGGTGAAACAGTATTTGCACTATCAGGTATTGGTACGATTGCTAGTGGTGATTTAATTAAGGTTGATGATGAGTTTATGAAGGTGAACTTAGTTGGTCTTGGAACAACAGCAGTCGGACCTATTACTGGATCTGGTGCGTTCAGTCTTATTGATGTAACCAGAGGTGTGGTTGGATCTACTGCTGCTTCACATAATGATGGTGCTACAGCAAGAGTTCATTTAGGATCTTATAACTTTGTGGGTAGTAAAATACATTTTACAGAACCTCCATTAGGTGATAACACCAGATCTTTTGATCCTGAAACTCTTATTCCTGAAGCAAGATCAACCTTTGGTGGAAGGGTGTATCAAAGACAAGATTATACGACTAATACTGTTTTTGATAATATTAGTAGAGATTTCACAGGTATAGGTGCGACATACACACTTACAGTGGGTGGTGCGAATACAACGGGTATAGAGACAGGAAGTGGCGTATTGTTCTTAAATGATATTTTCCAGACTCCAACCACTACCAATAATTCTGGAAACATTTATGATTTTGTAGAGGGAGCGACTGGAATTACTAGCGTAACCTTTACAGGCATCACTGATAGTAATAATAATTTAATCTTATCAAATGAAGATGTTAATAAGAACCAACTACCAAGAGGTGGAGTTATTGTTTCACTAGGATCAACAAATGGATTAGGGTTTGCTCCATTAGTGGGTGCTGCAGTCACCGCAGTCAAGAATCAGAATGGCGTAATTACTGCTGTCGGAATAGGAACTGCAGATACACATGGATCTGGATATAGGGGTACAGTGGCGATTGGAGTCACAGATGTAGCGTATGAGCATAGATTTGAGAGTGCTGGTATAGGATCTATCAGAAAGGGATCATTTGCAGGTCCTGCATACACAGCGACAAATGCAGTGTACACTTCATTTAGTGGAGAGTTTGTTATTACGATACCATCTCATAATTTAAATGTTAACGACACAGTTGGTATTGATACTGGTGGTATCGTATTCAGGTGCTCTAAGGATCATTTCAAAACCCTTCATCCATATCCACGCTCAGGACCTACACCAACATCAACAAATGGTGATCCAATTGTAGGTATACAGACAACGATTACAGCGACAACAACTGATACAATTACAATTAATGTTGGTGCTGGTGGTGGTGCAGGAACTGGTGCTGTTGTAAATGCGACAGTGGGCGTAGGAGGAACACTCACATTTACAGTTGCAAATGGTGGAACTGGCTACGTACAACCACAAATCAACATACCACAACCATCATATGAGAATCTTGAAGTTGTTGGTGTATCAAGATTAGGCGTTGGTGCGACAACTGAGACTGGTAGAAATCTATTAATATCTGTTGACGTAGGTCCAACAAGCACAGTAGGTATAGGATCTACTCTCCGTGAGGTAAAATCATTTAAAATTTCAAGACCAGGATATGGTTTCAGAAAGGGTGATGTATTCAAACCAGTTGGACTTGTAACTGATCGTGGATTAGGATCAGTAGTTCAAGACTTTGAATTAACTGTTCTTGAGACATTCACTGATTCATTTGCATCATGGCAGTTTGGTGAATTAGATAATGTAGATTCTATTAAGAACTTACAAAATGGTTCAAGGACAAGATTCCCATTAGAATTTAATAAAGAACTACTCAGTTTTGAAACAAACAACCCTGAGATTGATTTGAACGCTGTACTCCTAATATTTGTAAATGGTGTAATACAGGAACCTGGTCAACACTACCAGTTTGAAGGTGGTACATCATTTACCTTTAGTGAAGCACCTGATAAAGATGATAAAGTTGATATATTTTTCTACAGAGGATCCCGTGGTACAGATAGTCTTTCAGTTAACACTGTAGAAACTGTTAAACAAGGTGATATTCTTACCCTTAAAAAGAGAGATAGCGATCCAAATACACTTACTCAAGATCCAAGAACAATTTACAATATTACAACTTCAGACAAGGTAGAGACAAATTTATACACAGGTTTAGGTATAAGCACTGTATCAAGACCTATAAGTTGGACTAAACAAAAAGTAGATAAGAACATCGCTGGTGAAGCAGTTTCAAAAGCAAGAGATTCTATTGAACCAATTGTTTACCCAACAAGTAGAATTATAAGTGATCTTTCATCATCAGGCACTGATCTATTCGTAGACAATGCAAGAATATTTAATTATGAAGGTGGTGGAGATCTTGACGCTTTGATTGTGAATACGTCTGGAGATCCTGTTGCTGCTGCTATTACAGCAACTGTGTCTGCAGCAGGTACAATCAGTGCACTTACCATAGGCAGTGGTGGATCAGGATATACTGGATCCACAGTAGATGTTAAGATATCTGCTCCAAGTGCAATAGGTGTAGGCATTGGAACTACTGCGTCAGCGACACTAAGTGTTGTAAACGGTACATTATCTGGAACTGCAAATATTACAAATCCTGGTCTTGGATATACACATTCGATTCCACCACAAGTAATTACCGCATTACCTAATGTATCACTTGAAAACATAACTGGTGCTGGTGCTACTGGATTCTCTGGTATTATCACTGGAATTCAGACTGCAACAGGTATTGGTGGTCATCCTCTTGGAATTGAATTTTTCATCACACATCCAAGTCTTGGTGATACCAAAGGCACTTCGCCAATATCTGATGGTGATAGAATCCTCATATCTGATACCGTGACTGGGTATGGAATTACTTCTATTGATGGACATGATTCATCAATCGTAAGTATAGGTAACACCTTCGTAGATAATGTATATAAAGTTGATGAAATATATGTTGATACTAAAGCAGGTGTATTAACATGTAACATATTATCAACAACAAGTGTTGTAGGTATTGCTACAACTGGTTCAGCAACTAATCCTTGCGGAACATTATCGTTCGGTAAGATCTCAGGATTCACAAGATCAAGTTCTCCAATATCTATTGGAGTTACTGGATTTACCGCTACTACAGGTCTCTCAACCTTCCCTATAATACAGAGACGAGGGAAAGGTTTAAGAGATACTGGTGGATTAAGTAAATAACTCAGTCTCTGACGTATAAATATAGAAAAAACCCAATTCGATGGCCGCTATTGTAACAGATCAGTTTAGAATATTAAACGCAAGTAATTTTGTAGATAACGTTACAGACTCTAACAATTCTTACTACGTGTTTGTTGGTCTGTCCAATCCAACTACATCAGGGTTTGGTAGAAAAACAGATTTTAATACTGATACACCAAGTCCAACAGATAATATTAACTACATGAATTTTGTAGGAGATAATATGTCTTTTGGAAAGAAAGTCACTTCTGATAACGTTAGAAGACTTGTAAGAAAAATATCTTGGACAAGAGGAACCAAGTATGAGATGTATCGTCACGACTATAACCTGAATAATACATCACCTATCACAGGATCAGCAAGATTATATGATTCAAATTACTATGTTATGAATAGTGATTTTAAAGTTTATATTTGTATTGATAATGGATCCTCTGGTATTAACACTACTGGTAATTCTTCTTTAGATGAACCAACATTTACTGATTTGGAACCATCTAAAGCTGGTACAAGCGGAGATGGTTATTTGTGGAAGTACTTATTCACTGTATCTCCTAGCGACATTATTAAATTTGACTCAACAGATTTTATTTCTGTATCTAATAATTGGTCAACGTCAACTGATTCTCAAGTTGTAGCAGTTAGAGACAATGGTGATTCTGATGTTAACAATAATCAAATTAAAAAAGTTTACATTGAAAATCAGGGAGTAGGATACTCAAATGGAACTGGTCAAGAGGTAAACATACTTGGTGATGGTACAGGTGGTAAAGTCGTTGTTGATGTCGTAAATGGAAAAGTCACAAATGCAGTAGTTTCTGCAGGTGGTAAAGGATATACTTATGGTATGGTTGATTTAGGTGCGATTGGTAATACGAGTGCATCTACTAAAGCAAATTTAATACCAATAATCCCACCATCTAAAGGTCATGGTCATGATATCTACAAGGAGTTAGGATCAGATAGGGTTTTAGTATTTGCTAGATTTGATACATCCACAACAAATGATTTTCCTGTAAATACTAGTTTTTCTCAAATTGGTATTCTTAAGAATCCAACATCCATAGGATCCACTGCACTATTCACAGACCCTACATTTTCGTCTGTAGGTGCATTGAAACTATCAACTGCAAATGGATCACCACAAATTGGTGAAACTATCAGTCAGGTAGTTACTGCTGGAACAGCAAAAGGATTTGTTGCAGCATATGATGTAGACACCAAAGTTATAAAGTTTGTTCAGGATAGATCAAGTTTCTTGAATCAGACTTCATTTGATACAATAGATTATGTTGGAGTATCAACATTCGCTAAAGTTCATGCCTTTGAGTCTAATACTAATCAAATTAATTGTGGGACTAGTGGATTCAATGGATCTATAGATACTGGATTTACAGGTGTTAGCACAAATCCAACAGGCACTAAGTTAATCTCATTAGACACACAGTTTACACAAGGGGTGTCTAATCCTGAGATAAATAAAAAGTCAGGTGATATAGTTTATCTTGATAATCGTCCTTTGATTACGAGAAACGCTAGACAAAAAGAAGATGTTAAAATTATTCTAGAATTCTAAAAAATGCCACAAAAAACGAATTTAAATATAAACCCATTTTTTGATGATTTCGATAAGGATGATAATTTTTATCGTGTATTGTTTAAACCTGGCTTTCCAATTCAAGCAAGAGAATTAACGCAGTTACAATCAATATTACAGAATCAGGTAGAGTCCTTCGGTAGTCATATGTTCAAAGAGGGATCAATGGTGATTCCTGGTAATATTAATTACAATGATTCATATAGTGCAGTTAAGATAAATCCAGATCATTTGGGAATTGATGTGACTGTTTACACAAAACAATTACATGGTAAAAGTATAAGAGGTCAATCATCTGGTGTTGTGGCTACTATTGATGATTGTCGTTTCCCTACAGATGGTCCTGAATATACAGATATTACATTATATGTAAATTACTCAACATCAGGAACAGATAATGAAGCATCTAGTTTTGAAGATGGTGAGATATTAATATTAGAAGACACGATCACTTACGGTAATACAACAATAAGTTCAGGTGAGACAATAGCAAGTTTAGTAAGTGAAAACGCAACAGCAACTTCATCAATAGTTTCTGTAGGTGAAGGAGTGTTTTTTGTAAGAGGAACATTTGTAAATGTTCAAAAAAGTAGTATAATTTTAGATCCATATACAAACAATTCATCATATAGAGTAGGACTTACAATCCTAGAGGAGATTGTATCTGCTAAAGATGATAAATCATTATATGATAATGCTAAGGGATTCTCAAACTTTGCAGCACCAGGTGCTGATAGACTAAAAATTTCTGCGACATTATCAAAGAAAGCACTCAATGATTATGATGATAAAACATTTGTTGAACTCGTAAGGATTAGTAATGGAGAACTTAAAAAGTTACAAAACAAATCTGAATATAATTTAATTAGAGATTATTTTGCGAAAAGAACATTTGATGAATCAGGAAACTATGCTTTAGAAAATTTTGAAGTAGAAATCAACGAATCTTTAAATGATCGTCGATCTAATGAGGGAGTGTATTTTGAGGGACAGCAAACTGAGCAGGGAAATACACCATCTGAAGATTTGATGGCTGTGAAGATATCTGCTGGAACTGCCTATGTAAAGGGATATGATATTGATAAAGTAGGAACAACAATAATAGATGTTGAAAAACCTAGAGATATCCTAAAAATTGATAGTTCCCAAGTCCCTTTTGAATTTGGTACAAGATTAAAATTAAATAATGTCAGTGGAACACCACAAATAGGAGCAGCAACCACATTCACAGTTGGATTATACGATAAGAGAAGAACAACTGCACTAACTCCCCCTACAGCAACAACAAAAATAGGTGAAGCAAGAGTATACATGCATAATTTGTCTGATGCAACTTACTCAAATGCATCAACAGAGCATGATTTATATGTATTTGATGTACAAACATTTGTCGGTTTGACTATCAATACAGCGTTAAGTCCTTTACAATGTCCTGCAGCGTCCTTCGTAAGAGGAAAAAGCAGCGGTGCAACAGGATTTGTTGAAACTACAGTTAACAATACAACAGCAGTTACACTAACCCAAACATCTGGTACTTTTATACCTGGTGAACAAATTTTAATAAATGGTGACGAATCGCTTGTAAGATCAATACAATCAGTAAAAACAAATAGTATTCGTGATGTAAAATCAGTTTATCAAGGAACAAGTGGAGTTACTGGATTTGCTGTTAATTTTATAGGAGACGTTGTTTTACAAAAAACAGCAATATCAGGTATTGGGGTTGTAGATCAAGTACAGATAGCAACTAATGGAGTGGTGACTGGTAAAAGTGATGTGATTACTGGTTTGAGGGTCGGTGATATTATTAAGTATCCAGTTGCTGGTCAAGCAGTTGAAAGTTTTAACAGAGTTGAAAGTGTGGGAGTTACAACTGCAAAAGTTGAAGCAGTCACTGCTGTAAGTGGAGTATGTGTAGGAGCATTACCCTCAGCAGCGGTACAAACCAATTTAATAGTAGGATCACCTATAGTATCTGAGAATGGTGGATTGTTTGCACCTGTAGGAAGCGATGACGTATCTGCAGTCAATCTTGGATCTTCAAATTTAATAGTATCAAAACAGGTTACTGGACAGACAGTCAATTCAGTCACAGGTGCTTTAAGCATACCCATCAGTAATGCAAGCATCGGATTGACTAGTTCTTTATTTGAAACATTTGATGCTGAAAGGTATTATGTTGCTTATAGTGATGGTACAGTTGAGGATTTAACATCAGATCAAGTAACTCTTGGTTCTGGTGGTGCAACAGTTAATTTTACTGGACTAACAGCAGGTGCATCAAACGTTGTTGTAAATGTTACCGCTAAAAAAATAGGTATTCAAAGTAAGAAAAAAGAATATATTAGAAGTGAAAAACTTACAGTAAATGGCACAGTATCTGCTGCATCAACTGCGTCAAGTGGTCTCACAACAAGTACATACATGGGTTTAAGAGTTCAAGATGATATTATATCATTGAATCTACCAGATGTTGTAGAGGTCATTGCTGTGTATGAATCTTTAGATACTTCAGCACCAACTTTAGATTCTATAACATTACCATCAGGTTTAAATCTTGATACATCTTCCATATTAGGTGAAAAAATTGTAGGATCCTCAAGTGGTGCTCTTGCACAAGTGGTCACAAGATCATCAGCAACAAAAGTTGAAATAGTATACTTAAATTCATCTAAATTTGTAGTTGGGGAAATATGCACTTTTGAGGAGTCTAACATAACTTCGGTAATTCAAGTTGTAAGTAAAGGTAATTTTCAGGATATAACATCAAATTATACTTTAGATAAAGGTCAAAGAGATCAATTCTATGATTATTCTCGTATACGAAGAAGCAATGATTACGTACCCTCAAGACAATTACTTGTTATATTTAATTATTTTGAAGTTCCAAGCAGTGATACTGGAGACGTATTTACTGTTGAATCATATCCGTCAGAGGCATTTAAGTCAGATATACCAGATACTGATTCAGGTATAAGAATTTCTGATACTTTAGACTTCAGACCAAGAGTTGGAAGATTTAGTGCAACAAATACCTCACCATTTGCTTTTTCAAGTAGAGATTTTTCAGCATCAACAAATCCTAGTCTTACAGTTACTCCTCAAGAAAGTTCACTAATCGGATATGAACACTATCTTCCTAGAGTTGATAAAGTAGTCTTAAACAAAGATGGTGTGATGGATGTAGTTAAAGGTGTTTCATCGGTCAATCCAAAAGAACCTGCAGGTATTGATGAGTCAATGCATATAGCAACCATTACTCTCCCTGCTTATCTCTATGATGTTAAGGACGCTGCTATTAAGGCAGTAGATAATAGAAGATACACGATGAGAGATATTGGTAAACTTGAGGATAGAATTGAAACTCTTGAAGAGACTACATCACTTTCTCTTTTAGAACTCGATACTAAAACTTTCCAAGTTAGAGATGCAGATAATTTAGATAGATTTAAGTCTGGATTTTTTGTTGATGACTTTAGAGATTCTGCACGTTTAGATCCATCAACAAAAGGTTTTGTTGTAACTGACCTTGCAGAATTTACCACAGCTGTTGATCTTTACACTATAGCACCTCAACCTGCATTAGAACCTTCAATAAATGTAGATACCGCAGATTTTCAATCTAATCTAGAATTGTTAGATTCTAATGTGCAGAAAACAGGTAATCATATTACTTTAAAATATACAGAAACAGATTGGATTACTCAACCATTAGCATCAAGAGTTGAAAATGTTAATCCATTTAGCATGATTGAGTTTATTGGTAATATATCTTTAAATCCAGAATCAGACTCTTGGACAAGAACTATTGTAACGGAGAGCACTAATGTAAGGACAGTTATAGGAAGACCAATAGTGCTTCGAGCTAATCAAAGAGTTCCTAGAAGGAATGATAGGATACGAAGAAGAAGGAGAGGATGGTTCCGTCGCTTACTATTTGGTCCTGGTGGTGGAAGTAGACCACATCCAGGTCTCGATGTAGGTGGAGGAGATAGACTTTTCCAAGAGGATATTCAAGGTAATCGTGCTTTTTCTAGATCATTTGTAGAAACTGTTGAAGGTCCAACTATCCCTGATACTCATATCAGATCAAGAAACGTTGCTTTTGATGCAAGTAATTTAAGACCCTTACAGAGACATTACGCTTTCTTTGATAATACAAGTGGAATTGATATTGTTCCAAAATTGATTGAAATTACAATGACCTCTGGTTCATTTGTTATAGGTGAAACAGTTAAAGGTTTTATCGGAAGTAGACATGTATTCAGTGCAAGAGCATATGCTCCCAATCATAAAACAGGTCCAGCTGGATCTCCAGCAACAACTTATAGTTTAAATCCATATGATAGAAGTGTAGAATTACCATCAGTATATTCTTCATCTTCAACTATTTTGAATGTAGATATTAATTCTTTAGTTGATGAAGTAATAGGTAGATATTTTGGATTTGTAACAGAGGGTATGACTTTGCTAGGTGAAACAAGTGGGTCACAAGCAACTGTAGCAAGTATAAAATTAATACCAGATACTTTTGGTGATCTAAGTGGTGCATTTTTCTTTAGAGATCCTTTTTCAACTCCTCTACCACCACTAAGATTTAGTGTAGGAACAAAAACTTTTAAACTTACATCAAGTAGCACTAACGCTACACCACTACCAGGTAGCTTATTAATTAGTAGTGGTGAAACAACATATGAAGCAAATGGTTTAATAAATCAATTACAAAGACAGAGAGTAAATGTCTTTAGACCTATAAGAAGACTACCAAGAAGGAGAAGAACAGGAAATGATCCTTTAGCACAATCATTTACCGTAGATGAGACAGGAGCATTTCTTAGTTCTGTTGATTTATTCTTTGCAAATGTTGACCCATCAACAAAATGTACGATTGAAATTAGAGATGTTACATTAGGAACTCCTACAGATAGTATGATAGCAGATCATGCACGAGTTGTTTTAGAACCATCTCAAATCAATACATCTACAGATGGAACAGTCCCAACAAAAGTTACATTCCCATCACCAATATATCTTGAACCAGAGCGAGAGTACGCTATAGTTGCTTTAGCACCAACATCAAATCTATATGAAATGTGGGTTGCTCGTATGGGTGAAAGAACGGTTAATACCACTACATTACCTGATGCTGAGAGTGTTCTTGTAACTAAACAATATATTGGTGGTAGTTTATTTAAATCTCAAAATGGATCAATTTGGACTGCAAGTCAATTTGAAGACATGAAGTTCAAACTTTATAAATGTAATTTTACTACAGAATCTGGAACTGCGTTTTTCTACAATCCTAAACAAGAACTTGATAGTGCTTCATCAGAATTAAGGTCAGATCCAATCAAGACTTTACCACGTAAATTAAAAGTGGTTATTTCAAACACCACTGTGATGAATAATATTCTAATTCCTGGTGCTAAAGTCAGTGATGAAACTGCCTCAACAGCTATTTCAGGAATAGTTGAGAAAGCAGGTGGAACAGCTAACGCTATGACTAAAACAAATGTTGGTGTTGGTTATTCACAGGGAACTTACGCTGCTGTTCCTTTATATAATATAACTGGATCTGGAACAGGTGCCACAGCAACCATTGTTATTAATGCTCAAGGTCAAATTAACGCTGATCCTTCAAGTATCAGTGGTGGATCTGGTTATGTTATTGGTGACGTATTAGGTTTAACAACCAGCACAATGGTTAAAGGATCTGGTGCACAAATAACCGTCACAGGTTTATCAAATAGAAACACACTTTATCTAACAAATGTACAAGGCACAGACTTTACTGCGAGTCGCCCTCTGGTTGTATATAATGGTAGCAGTGCTGTGGCTATGGCTGGTACTACTATTACAAGCTCAGATGTAATCAATGATTTATACACTGGTAATGTAATAGAGGTTAGTCAACAAAGTCATGGTATGCATGCTGATACTAATATTGTTAAACTATCTGGTATTGAACCTAATTCAGTCCCAACTACAATATCAGCAGCATTTGGTCTTAACGATAATACTGTATCAGTCGCTGATACAACGATCTTTGGAACTCAAGAGGGAATCTCAACGGGTGCAGGATATGCACAAATAAATGGTGAAATAATTTATTATACATCAATCACTGCTGGAGTATCTCCTGCAGGATCACTAGGAATAGGTTCAAGAGGTGTTGACTCAATCCAACAAGCACATTTAGTTGATACACAAATATTCCCATATGAACTAAACGGAATTGGTTTACATAGGATTAATAATCAGACACATACGCTTCCAAACAGTGCTTTACTAAGATCGGAAAGGGATCTTGATAAGTATCACATTCAAATACTAAGAGGTGATGTAACAAATCCTGACGAAGTACCAAGTTTCACAGATGAGAATCAAATTGGTGGTTCTAATGTAAGGGGGTCACGAAATATACAATTCAATAGACTTACTCCAGTATTTGATGTGATTACACCTGGTGAGGGTTCAACTGTATCTGGAGCGATAAGAACCATTTCAGGTACAAGTTCAGGTGGATCTGAAATATCATTCATAGATCAGGGATTTGAAAGCATCGCATTAAATGAAGATAATGAATTAACTACACCTAGAATTGTAGCATCTGATATAAATGAGACTACCAGATTAACTTCATTACCAAAAAATAAATCATTCACACTTGGTTTAACACTAACAACAGAGGATAGTAATTTATCTCCTATGATTAACATTGTAGATAATGCTGCAATAGTTTTAGGTAGAAGTGCTTTGAATAATCCAATCGAAAATTATGCATTTGATGGTAGAGTAAATCTTACACAAGATGATCCTCATGCTTCAAATTATATTAGCCAAACTGTGACTTTAGATCAACCAGCAACATCATTAAAGGTCTTAGTTAGTGCCTTTAGAGACTCTTCAGCAGACTTTAGAGTTTTATACAGACTATTCCGCACAGATTCAAGTAATGTTGAACAAGCATTTGAACTATTTCCTGGTTTTGATAATATGACTGATACTGATGGTGATGGATTTGGTGATAGGATTATCAACCCAATCAATAACAGTGGAAGACCAGATTCAAATATCCCTGCAAGTGGTGATGACGAATTTTTTGATTATCAATTTAGTATTGATGAACTTGAGCAATTTAATGGATTCCAAATCAAGATTGTGATGAGTGGAACAAATGAAGCTAAACCACCAAGATTTAGAGATTTAAGAGTGATAGCATTAGCATAATGAAAACATTCAAACAGTTCAACGAGGATCTCTCAAAACCAGTAACTCCAAAACAATTTGATGTTGTTCCATCGGATTTCAGATTTATTAGGACTCCTGATATTATAAAAAAAGAAAATATAAAATTTAGAAGTAAGTATCCTTTTCCTGGTTCTTGGTTGCCTACAGCAAAGAAAAAAACTGATGTTAAAACAGCATGATTTTATTTTCTTTGATTATTTCATTTTTTGCTAATCACTTACCTGTAATGTACGTGCAGGTTCCACAGTGGGCAGATGATTGGGCAGTATGTGCAGTTGATATACCAGATGCAAAATGTCACTGGTATGTGATGTCTCCTGATAATACTTTTGGTGAAGGTTTTAGTTGGGAAGATGCACCTTGGTTTGATGCTAATGGTTTGAACGATGTTGCACCGATGCAAGCAAAAACAGTTGTAGAGAGGTTGCAAGATAAATAATGAAGCATCCAGTTCCCTTGAGTATTGTACCTAAAATATTTTGGATAGCAGTTGGTGCAGCAGTTTCAATGAGTATACTATTATGATACCAGTAGAAGGACACAAAAATCTTTACCGTGAAGAATCAGGAGCAATTATAAACACTGATGCAAACGGTTATGCTAATTATATGAAGGCAAAAAATAAAAAATTAAGTGAAAGAAGAGAGATAGATGATTTGAGAAATGAAATTGATGAGTTAAAAAACCAATTAAGACAACTTTTAGATAGATAAATAACTAAGATCGGTGATAATGCATGGCTGTATACTCCAGTAATTTAGTAATAAAGACAGGTACTACATTTGAACAAGTGTTTACCTTAGAAGATGGTGTAAGTAATTCACCAATAAATTTGACTAATTTTGGAGTCTCTGCCCAAATGCGTAAGCATCGTGGTGATAATACTCCAACTGGTATTACTACATTTACATGTTCAATATACGATGCAGTGGGTGGGAAAATACAAATCGGTCTATCAACAACACAAACTGCTAAACTTAAACCAGGCAGACATGTATATGATGTTATAACTACTAATACAACTGGAGTTATGGAGTGCGTTGTTGAGGGAATGGTACTCGTATCACAAGCAGTTACACGAACCTAATGGCTAGCATAAGAGTAGTAAAAAATGTTAATCCTATAACTATTAGGATTGGACAACGTACAGTCAAAAAGGTTGTTGCTTCTGAAAAAGCAGCGACTACAACTCTGGCAACACTTCAAGAACTTGAACAAGTTCAAGATATTGATGTGAGTCAAAGGGCAGATAATACATTTTTAATGTATGATACCAACTCCCAAAAATACTTACACGTAGATGCAGCACAAATTGTTGACCTAGCAGATTCAGTTGATGATGACGCTTTTGACGCTGGAACGTTCTGATTAAACATAGATTATCAATAAATAATAACTAAAAGGTAGATTTTAAACAATGGCTGCTCCTGTAATAAAGTTTAAAAGAGGTGCCAACAGTAGTTTACCTGCTCTGAAAGCAGGTGAACCAGCGTTTGTAACTGATGAATTTGATTTTTATGTCGGTCTGGATGGTACTTCAGGCAATAATAAATTTTTCGGATCACATAGGTACTGGACAAGAGAAACTAACACTGCTGGTTCTGCGGTAAGAGTCGTAGAAGGTGCAAGTAATGGCGACAATTATATAGAACTTAAAGCACCTGCAACATTAGGTGGTAACTTAACATATACACTTCCTGCTACTAACGCCACTAATGGTATTCTTCAAAATGACGGTAGTGGTGGTTTATCATGGATGACAAGTGGAACACTTGTTGGTCCTATCACTATATCAGATACTACAGATTCAACTAGCAAAGATACAGGAGCTTTAATAGTTGAAGGTGGTGTTGGTATAGAGAAGAGTGTTCATGTTGGTGCAGCACTTTCAGTAACAGATAGATTGTTTGTTGGTGGTGAATCAGAATTTATAGGTATCGTAACATTTCGTGGTGGAACAGTTAGACTTGGTGATTCAACAGCAGATGATATCGTAGTCGGTGGTGAGTTTGCTTCTAGTCTTGTTCCAGATGACGATGATACTTTTGATTTAGGTTCAGCCACACAGCAATGGAGACATTTATACTTAGATGGTACTTTAGAAGCAGATGCAATTAACAATTCTGGTGTAACAACTACAACAGCGTTAAAAGGATTTTCATATCTACAAGCACCACACTCTGCTACCACACAGAACTTTACTGTATCAGTTGCAGCAAAATCCGCAGCACACAGATATAATGGTTCAGGTAGTAATAATGGATATAAGATTGATGGTGTAGAAGCACCAATACTACACTTAACTCCAGGTAAAACTTACAGATTTACGAATGACAATACAGGAAGTCATCCATTAAAGTTTTACCTAGATGTTGATAAGGTATATAATTATACAACTGGTGTAAGTTTTCAGAATACTTATACTGAGATTACAATCTCAGACACTACACCTGCTGTTTTACATTATCAGTGCACTTCCCATGCTAAGATGGGTAATGCTGTTATTACTCATTCAAATGCAGTCAATACACCTCATGATGCGACATTTGAAGGTTTATTAAATGCTAAAGGTAATGTTGATCTAGGTAACGCTACAACAGACACTATTACTGCAACTGGTAGATTTGATAGCGACTTACTTCCATCTACAGATGGTGCAAGGGACTTAGGATCATCTGATAACGAGTGGCAGGATCTATTCATTGATGGAACTGCACAGATTGACTCATTAGTTGCTGATACTGCAGATATCAATGGTGGTACTATTGATGGAGTAACCATTGGTGGTGCGTCTGCTGGTGCTGGAACATTTACAGACCTTACTGGTGGTAATATACAAGTTGGTGTTACTGGTGATAATGAATTAGATACGTCATCTGGTAACTTAACTATAGACTCTGCTGGTGGAACAGTTACTATTGATGATAACCTAACAGTTAATGGAACATTCACAGTATTAGGATCACAATCAATAATCAATACTGAAACCTTAAAGGTTGAGGATAGTTTGATTGAGGTAGGTCTTGTTAATAGTGGTGGATCATTAGTTGCTCCATCATCAGATGCTAACATAGACGTTGGTTTAATATTCCATTATTATAGTGGTTCTGCAAAGAAAGCAGCAGTCTTCTGGGATGATTCAGTAGGTAGAATTGCCTTTGGTGCAGACGTATCAGAAAGCACAAGTGTATTAACTAATACCACACATGCTACGATTGAAGCAGGTGGTGTATTCATCAAAGATGCTGCAGGATTATCAGCGGTGATTAGTCATGATGGTTCATTAAGACAATTAGAAAATATAACCGTAGATGGTGGCTCGTTCTAACAGTAAAGTATAACTTATAAATATAGGTGGGTGTATTCCCACCTTTTTTTATACTCTGTTATGGATGAAAACGAATATAAAATGATTTTGGGTGTTTATCAAAAGAAGACACACGAAATGCTTGCTCAAATTATTGCATTAGAAACAAGAGTACTTGGTTTAAATAATGTTGTTGAGCAATTAAGTACAAAGGTGACTGATCAGGAAAATTTATTGATTCAACTGAAAGGTAAGAAAAAACCAAAAAATATTACACAAGACTCTGAGGATTTCTAATGGCGAAACCTGCTTCACGAGAAGAATTAGTTGACTACTGCAAAAGACAGTTGGGTGCACCAGTCTTGGAAATTAATGTTAGTGACGAACAAGTTGATGACCTAGTTGATGATGCATTTCAATACTTTCAAGAACGTCATTTTGACGGTATTGAAAGAATGTATCTTAAATATCAGTTTACGCAGGGAGATATAGACAGAGGAAAGGCACAGGGAACAACTGGTGTAGGTATTGTAACAACCACAGGGATATCTACAGCAATAAGTGGTTATGGTACAACCACATCAAATTTTTATGAGACATCAAATTTCATTCAAGTACCTGAAACTGTTGTAGGTATAGAAAAAATATTTAAATTTGATATGAGTGCGATATCTGGTGGTATGTTTAGTATTAAATACCAGTTATTCTTGAATGACTTATATTATTTTAATTCAGTTGAATTATTACAATATGCGATGGTAAAATCATATCTGGAGGATATTGACTTTTTATTAACGACTGAAGCACAGATAAGATTTAACAAAAGACAGGATAGATTATATCTAGATATTGATTATAACAGTTTAAACGCTGGTGATTTTATTGTTATTGACTGTCATAGAATATTAGATCCAACAACTTACACTCAACTTTTCAATGATAGTTTCATGAAAAGATATCTTACATCTTTAATGAAAAGACAGTGGGGACAAAATTTGATAAAGTTTCAAGGTGTTAAATTACCAGGTGGAATTGAGTTAAATGGTAGACAGATATATGATGATGCTTTAAGAGAACTTGAGATGATTAAACAGGAAATGAGCACTACCTACGAATTACCACCACTTGATTTTATTGGATAATGGCTTTAAATCCCTTTTTTCTACAAGGTTCACCTGAAGAACAAGATTTGATTCAATCGCTTGTAAATGAGCAATTGAAAATTTATGGTGTAGAAGTAACATATATTCCAAGAAAATTTGTTAATAGAGGAACAATTTTTCAGGAAATTCAAACATCAAAGTTTGATGATAATTTTCAACTTGAAGCTTATATTAATACATGGGATGGTTACAGTGGAGCAGGAGATGTATTAACTAAGTTTGGTATGAGTTTAAGAGATGAGTTACAATTAGTAATATCAAGAGAGAGATTTGAAGACTTTATCTCACCATTTCTAAGTCAAGAAGATGTTGATGAAGTAGGTGAAGCAGTGATGAGACCTCGTGAAGGTGATTTAGTATTTTTTCCTTTAGGTGGTAGATTATTTGAAATAAAATTTGTAGAGCATGAAGTTCCTTTTTATCAGTTAGGTAATACTTATGTTTATGAATTGCAATGTGAATTGTTTGAATACAATGATGAAACACTTGATACTGGTATTGATGCAATTGATAGTAAAACAGAAGATTTAGGTGTTATTACTGATCTTCAAATGAATAGTGTTGGATCCGCAGCGACTGCTACAGCAACCATAGGAACAGGATTTGTTAAGAGTATAAGTCTACTAAATGATGGATCAGGATTTACAAGTGCTCCTACCATAGGATTATCTACAGCACCTAGTGGTGGAATAAATGCTACTGCTGTGGGTATATTAACCACAAGAAACAATGTAACTTCTATAGAAGAAATAGTAATTACAAATTCAGGTGCTGGATATACTGTTGCACCAGTAGTCACGATCTCTGGTGGTGGAGGTGTTGGTGCTGCTGCTACTGCATTAATAAGATCAGATGGTAAAAAAGGAATTATACGTATTTCTATTGGAGGTACAGGTGGAGTTGGTTATTCTACAACACCAAACGTATCCATTTCACTTCCATCTCTATCACCACAATTACCTGCTTCTGCTCGTGCTGAAGTCGGTGCTGGTGGAACTATATCGAATATCTTTATTCAAGATGCTGGTGCAGGATTCTTCTCACCACCAACAATTACAGTCGGTCCACCTTCGTCTGCTGGTATAGGATCTGGAAGTTACTGGTTCAACGAACTTGTATCAGGCAATAGATCCAACGCATCTGCAAGAGTTAAGAGATGGGATCTTGATACTAAGATACTACAAGTTGGAATAGAGACTGGTCAATTCTTGAGAGGAGAAATCGTTACTGGATCAAGATCTGGTGCTCAATATACTATAAAAGTAGGAACAGCGAACACAGATAAGGATAAATATGATCATAGTGACGAAATTGAGAATGAAGCAGATCAAATTCTGG